AAGATTTAGACCAGGACAATCTAGAGGCAATAGAGAACTTATGATAATTGAAGACACTGTTGCTCCTAGTGACTGTTGTATTGTTGCTTTCCACGGTGATCCTAATCCGCACAGATGTAAAGATCCGTACATTATTAAAAAATGGGTTTGACTTTAAACAACAAAGGTAGTATAATTACATATGGACTTAAAATTTACAACCGCAGGCGATTATATGAGGCAACCACAAAAACGCATAGGCTTTGCATGTAAGTACATGCACCCGGATCAAACACAAAAAAAGAAACTACTAGAAGACATTCAACGACCGCTAAACACTCGCAGCACTACAGTTCAATGGTTAAATAGACAAACAAAGGATGTCGCAGAAGAACGCTTGTGGGATATCATGGTTCATAATATACAATCGTATATGAACCTTATTAACTATGTAGGAGGATTACCGAATGAACTTAGAATGGTTAGGTTGGGAAGTGACGTCCTACCTGTTTATACTCAGTCTGATTGGAGTTACTTCTGGCGCAAGCCTGATGTACGACAATATTGTGAACGACACTTGGCAGACGTCGGCGCAAAGGCTCGTGAACTGGATGTTAGGTTGTCTATGCATCCTGGTCAGTTTACTGTACTTGCGTCAGATAATCCTGACATTGTAGATAGGAGTGTAGAAGAATTTGAATATCACACCGATGTCGTGCGCTGGATGGGATACGGACAGACATTTCAAGACTTTAAATGCAATGTACACATATCGGGTAGAAGAGGTCCACAAGGCATCAAAGACGCCCTCAAGAGACTCTCGCCCGAAGCACGAAACACCATCACGATCGAGAACGACGAAAACAAGTGGGGACTTGAACACAGCCTTGAACTTGTCGACCACTGCGCACTCGTTCTCGACATACACCATCACTGGTGCCGTGAAGGAGAATACATTCGCCCCACCGACGATAGATTTGCTCGCGTGATTGACAGCTGGCGTGGTGTGCGTCCTGTAATTCACTACAGCTACAGTCGCGACACAGCATTACCAGAAGGCTTTGCACACGATACTATGCCCGATATGCCGGCACTACTAGAAGCAGGTTACAAGAAGGCAAAGCTACGAGCGCACAGTGATTACTATCCTAATCCTGTTGTAAACGACTATGCACTAAGTTTCTTAGACTATGCAGATATTATGTGCGAGAGCAAGTGTAAAAATCTTGCCAGCATAGAGTTGTATAAATACAGTATGGAGAACAAACATTATGAAAACAAAAGGGTTAAAACAGAACTTATCGCTGGATAAGATTAAAGGTATCCGTATTGACACTGGACCAGTTACATATGTACCTGTTAAAAAGGAATATCAGTTTCCTGAAGCAACTAAAATTAGAAAAGTAAAGTCTACTGTCACTAAAGACGGACTAAAGTATTAATGAGATTTAAAGAGATCCAAAAATGTCCAAGGACCCGTGCTGCAAACTGTCAGTGCGAAAGTATCTCTATATCAGAAGCTCAAGGCGATACAATAATTGCACAGTGTGAATTAGAACATTCAGATACTGTGAAAGGCAATATTCTATGTATGCAGGCTACTAGTGGAGGTGTCACACTTATAAAAGGCACTATTACAGGACTTGAACCAGGTGAACATGGATTCCATATACACGAATACGGAGATCTAAGCAAAGGGTGTGAAAGCGCCGGCGGTCATTATAATCCAGATGGTGTTGATCACGGTAATGTTGAAGAAGGACATGTAGGCGACTTGGGCAATATTACAGCAAACGAAAGTGGTGTTGCAGAATTCTCAATCAAGGCAGAACGAATTGATTTAATGGGCGATCGCAGTATTATTGGAAGATCCTTTGTTGTACATAGTGATGTAGACGACTTAGGTAAAGGCGGAGACGAAGAAAGTTTAAAAACAGGAAATGCAGGCGACAGGCTTGCTTGCGGAGTAATTGTTTTAAGAGGAGACGATAATGATTAAAAAATGGATAACAAACAGACTAAATGAGCGTACAACATTAGACGGTGCTATACTAATTGGCGCTGGCATTGCTTTCTTAATTTTTAAACCAATCGCTAGTTTAGTAGCATATGGTGCTATTGCATACGGTGCTTGGACTATTTGGAAGCGTGAAGACTAAAGTTTACTAATATCTAATCCACTACTAGCGGGCATATCCCATATTTGTTTACGGGTTATGCCCATTTTTTGTGCAAATCTTTTGCTGTCGCAGTTACCACATACATGAAAATAATTATTGTTTATGCGGTTAGGATCCATTGATCCTCTCGATCTTTCAAATTCTGAACTACAACTATCACATCTTAGTATAATCATAGTTACATTCCTATAATAGGTGTGTGTTTTTCCTAATTTACTAGGACGCTCGTATCTCTTTTTAAGTGTGTATTCTTTAATGAACATAACTATATTTACATTAAGATTATAAAACAATACGATAAATAGTTATAATAAGAGGTTAAAACATGGAAATTTGCACACTAACTGAAGCAGCACAAGATCAAATTAATACAATTTGCAAAGAAAGAAACTGCTTTGCAGTTACCCTTAATCTTAAGGGAGGAGGCTGTGCTGGATTTGAATATCAATGGGACACTGTAGATCATCAACTAGAATTAGATGAAGACACAGAAATTATTGATGCAGGAAATGGTAAACTAGCAATCGGATCTCACAGCATAATGTTTTTAATTGGAACTGTAATAGATTACAAAAAAGACATTATGGGTGCAATGTTTGATATACAAAACCCAAATGCACAAAGTAGTTGTGGATGCGGTGTTAGTGTAAATTTTGACTTTGATAAGTTAGCAGAAACTGCGTAATTGGAGCAATAGATGGCAAAACAAGATATTAATATTGGTGTAGAGGGTAACGACGGCACCGGCGATAGTATTAGAGAATCGTTTCGTAAAACCAACGAAAACTTTTCAGAACTATACGCGGTGTTTGGTGTTGGTGGTCAGATTACATTTACAACACTTAGCGATACACCAGATGAACTTACACCTAATACAGTTCCGTTAGTAAACGATGCTGGTACACTTCTTGGACTTGTAGAGCTTGCAAGTAACAATGCATTAGGTGGCGGGGCACAGGATACAATTACATTTAGTTATGATATTCCAGGTAAGTTAATAATATCAAGCTCATTTACTAAAGTTAGTGACGACCTTAGTCCAACACTCGGAGGGCCTTTAGATGCAGGTGGTTTTGGTATTGCCAATGTTGGTATTAGCACAGTTGAAGCAGAGAGACTTAACACTACCCACGATAATCTAAGTGGAATAACTATCGACGATCTTGTAATTACAAAGGGCTATGCGGACCAAAGATATATCACATCAGGACTACCCTTAAGAATAGCCGAAGAGCCTACAGGAAAATTACATTATACTTGGACAATTAGTAGATATATTGATAGTTCAGTTGAAATTACAAGTTATTATGATGTTAACCAGGCTTTACAATCTGGCGGCCATGGATTAGAAAGTGGATCTAATGGTACTGCTATTAAATTTAATGCTGAAGACACAGATCCTAACAATTTAACATCTGGAACAACTTACTACATAAGAGTAATAAGTCCTACAAGACTTTGGTTGTACACCGAAGCAAATAAAGAATATGCAACAACAGATGTAGAATCAGATGCAAATTCATTTAAAGTTATTCCCTCTGGATCGATAGCCGCTGACGATGTTCATACTATAGTTGATGCTTCGTTAGATACAACTTTATCAGGTAATTTCTTAAGCGACAACGGCGTTCCAAGAGAAAGTATCACTAGACGTCAAGGGGATACAATGACAGGTGAATTATACTTGTCAGATCATCCTGGTGAATTAGCAGGACAAGGAACTCCAAATGGTGTTGAAGATTTACAGGCTGCAACTAAATTTTATGTAGACAACACTGCATATAGTTCTCCTGAGGCACTTTTTGTAAGTACCACAGGTGACGACACAATGCAAGGTGTTCCTCCGGGTAAAGAAGGTACATCATTAACTTATGCATTTAAATCAATTAATGCCGCT